TTTACTATTGAAAATAGAGACTTTATCATGTATAATAATAAAGTAATCATTTTCAATAGTGATTATGAGTGAGAAATATGTACCTTGTCGCAAACTAGAACATATTTCTCTTTTTTTAATCGATATCATAATCTACATGATCTTCGCCATCATAATGGTCTAAGTATCTGTAACTATCTTTTATCATTTTTCCGCAATTACAACAGATATCAAATTCACACCAATCATCAAATGAAGTTGTGATTTTGCCTATTGTCTTGCAAGAACAATATTTTTCTTCATTCATATATAAAATCTCCTAATATTCTCTTTTTAATTGTTTTACTACTCCTACAATAAGAACGGGAATGTTCTTTATTTCTTCATTTGTAAAAATTAAAGGTTCATAAGTAGTGTTAAGTGGTTGCAATAATATCCCAGTTTCACTTTTTTTACCTCTTTTAATAGTAGCTTCATTGCCATTTATGATAGCAACAACAATATTACCATTTTCAAAATCATTCTGCTTCTTTACAATAACAATGTCGTTTTCTATTAATGAAGGGCTCATACTGTCTCCATGAACTTTTAATGCAAAGTAGTCTTCGCCATTTCCAACCAAAGAAGTTTCAACATCAATAGTCCCAATCCAATTCTCTTGAGCCAGATAATCATAACCAGCTTTAACTGTACCTAAAATAGGGATGGAAATAACAGAGTTTCCAAAGTTGTCAATTTTAGTTTCATTATTTACTATAAATTCTTGTGTTTTATCTAACATATTTAGCAAATCTTCAATACTGATAAACATTGCATTAGAGAGTTCCATTGCTACATCTGTTGTTACAGAATATGGTTTGCCAGTTTTGGGATTATATATTTTCTCAAGAGTATTTATATAAGAGGGACTTAAAGAAGTCCTAGCAGCAAAAGCTCTTTGAGATAATTGATTTTTCGTTCTATAATTTTTTATAATTTCGCCTATATACATTTTTATCACCTTTCAACTACATTGTACAATAGAATGTGCAAAAAATCAATAGGAAAAATTTTTTTTTTGAAAATTTGCACAAAATACTTGACAAAAGAAAATTAAAGTATATAATATAAGCGAAAGCACAAAATAATGTGCAAATAAGGAGGTGTAAAATTTGAAAAATAACGTTAAAAAATACAGGGAATTAGCAGGGCTTACACAAGACGAACTTTCACAAAAGTCAGAAGTATCAAGGAATACAATATCATCTTTAGAGACAGGCTCAAATACGAATGTTACGTATGATACAATGATTAAAATTGCAGGAGCACTAAATAAGAAAGTAGCCACCATTTTTTTTGAAACAAAAGCACAAAATATTGTGCAAAAGTAAATTGCGACAAGGTACAAAAAACAAGGATGAAAGACACAAACAAGTAGACAAACAGTCATGAATATATTTTAGAGAGGTGGGAGAATGAATGAAGAAACAATACGAAAATTATTACAAAAGATGGCAGATATTATAGCCGAAAAGAATGGCATTAAGATTGTAGTAAATATAGAAAGAAAAGAATGAAAGGAGATGATAAAAATGTATAGCTTATTTGAAATAGCATTTTTTATATTATATTTTGCAACAAAAATAACAAAGTTTATTGCAATATTGTTATTAATTCAAATAGCAGTATATAGACTAAGTGGATTCAGCTTATACAAATTTGCAATGAAAAAAGCAAACAAATTATTAAACTAAGGAGGAAGAGTATGGACAAGCTAGATAAATGCTACATATGGCATGTGGTAACAATGGCAAAGCTAAAATTAAGACTAAAAGAATTGAAAGGAGTGAAATAGTATGTTTGAAAGAAAGAGACATTTAAGAGAAGTCATAGAAACAAAATCAAAACAAATTGCTAACAGAGACAAACTTATAAACGGACAAAGAGCAGAAATACATCAATGGCAAGAAGAAAATAAGGCATTATATAACGAAAACAAAGATTTAAGATTCAATAATGAAGAACTTTCAGAATTAGTTAAAAGAATTAAGAATCTAGCTGAAAGCAATAGTTACAACAATGAAAAAAGTATTTTAAACAAAATAAAAGAGCTAGTAAAAGATTTCGACAGCAATTACTAACTCAATTGAATTACATAAATATGAACTCTGTATTCAATTATACAGAATTAGGAAGGAAAAGTCAAATGGTACGAATAGTAAATGGTTACATAATAGAAACAACGGATTCAGAAGATAGACAAGCAAGATACGAACATGAGCTTGAAGAAGCAGACAGAGATTACGAAGATAGAGTTTTTGATGAAATTATGGAGGAAGAATAATGCAAGAACTAATAACAATTAAGCAACTACCACAAATAGAGGAACATTTAAAAGAGTTATCAATAGAAATTGATAAAAAGGTAGCAAATGCGAAGAACTTAGTATGCACAGAAGAAAATGTGAAAGTAATTAAGCAAATAAGAGCAGACCTTAATAAGGAATTTAAAGAGGTAGAACAACAGAGAAAAACAGTAAAAGAAAAGATATTAGAACCATATATGCAATTTGAGGGTGTTTATAAGACATACATATTAGATAAATATAAGGAAGCAGATAGCGAATTAAAAAATAAGGTAGATACAACAGAAGACGAATTAAGAGCAAGAAAAGAACAAGAAATAAGAGATTACTTTGAAGAATACAAACAAAGTTTGCTTATTGATTTTATAAAATTTGAGGACGCAAAAATTAAAGTTGGATTATCAGATAGTAAAACATCATTGAAGAAACAAGCCAAGGATTTTATAGACAGAGTTAATACAGATTTAGCAACAATAATGTTACAAGAACATAAAGAAGAAATATTGGTTGAATATAAACAAAATGGTTATGTTTTAAGTACAGCAATAAGTACGGTTATAAACAGAATAAAAGCTGTAGAAGAGACTAAGAGAAAACAAGAAGAGCTAAAACAGAAACAATTAGAAGAAGCTCAAAGGATTGCAGATGAGAATATAAAAATACAAACCGAAGCAACCAAACAAGCACTAGATAATTTTAGAGTAACAGAACAAGAAGTTCTACAAGCACCAACAGTAGAGGAAAAACAAGAGGAAATATTAACATTAAAGTTTACAGTAAAAGGAACTAGAATAAAATTAAAAGCATTAAAAGAATTTTTAGTAAATGGAGGATATGAATATGAGTAATGAAGTTCAAGATAAGACACAAGATTTAGTAGTTAAATTTGAAGTGGAAGGACAAGAAATAAAATTAAGTAAAAAAATAGTACAAGAATATATAGTTGGAACTGATGTTCCCATTACAAATCAAGAGTTTAAGTTATTTACAGAACTTTGCAAGGTTAGAAAATTAAATCCATTCTTAAGAGAAGCATATTTGATCAAGTATAAAGCAGGAACACCAGCTCAATTAGTTGTTGGAAAAGATGCAATATTGAAAAGGGCTGTTTTAAATCCAAATTATGATGGAATGGAATGTGGAATTATAGTTCAAAAAGAAGATGGAACTATAGAAGAAAGACAAGGAACATTCAGACTAGGAAATGAACAGCTTGTTGGTGGCTGGGCTAGAGTTTTTAGAAAAGATTGGTCACACCCTACATATTCAAGTGTAAGTTTTAATGAGGTTGCACAAAGAAAAAATGATGGACAATTAAATTCAAATTGGAGTACCAAAAGTGCAACAATGCTTGAAAAAGTTGCAAAAGTAAGAGCTTTAAGAGAGACATTTGTCGAAGATTTAGCAGGAATGTATGAAGCAGAGGAAATGCAACAAGAGATTCCTCAACAAGAACCAATTGAAGTACAAGCTGATGTTATAGAACAAACAGAGAATACAAGAGAGGTATCAATGAATGAACTATAAAATTATATCTAGTTGCAGTACAGGAAATGCAACGATAATAAGAGACATAATTTTAATAGATTGTGGAGTGACTTTTAAAAGATTAGAGAAGTATTATAAACAATTGAAAATAGTACTTCTCACCCACATACATTCAGATCACTTCAAAAAAGAAACAATTAGAAAATTAGCACAAGAAAGACCAACGTTGAGATTTGCTTGTTGCGAATGGTTGTTGCAACCACTATTGGAATGTGGAGTTTTAAGGAAGAACATAGATGTACTTCAAATTGGCACGAGATACGATTATAAGCTATTTAAAATTGTACCAATCAAATTATATCATGACGTGCCACAATGCGGTTACAGAGTATTATTTGATGATTATAAAGTGATTTATATGACAGATACAAGAACAGTAGAAGGAATAAGTGCTAAGAATTATGATTTATATCTTATCGAGGGAAATTATGACGAAGATGAAATAAAAGAAAGAATAAAAGAAAAACAACAAGACTGCAAATATGTTTATGAATTTAGAGCAAAAGATAGTCATTTAAGTAAACAACAAGCAAGTGAGTTTTTATTGAATAATATGGGAGAAAATTCAAAATATGTTTTTATGCACCAACATATGGAAAGGAGTTAATTATTGATTATAAAAAAATGTGGGAAGATTTTAAAGGATTAATGCAAAAAACTGAAAAAATGACCGATTTTATAAAGACAAAAGGAGTCCTAGATACGATATCTGAAATTGAAAAAATGAATACAGAATATGAGAATTTGCCATTTTAGGAGGCAGTTATGATAGGAACAGCAGAGACACTTGTCAAATGGTTATTTAACCAAAGTAGAGAAAAGCTATTTGAAGTGAAAGAGCATAAAACAAAAAGGACTTTAACTCAAAACGCATATATGTGGAGTTTAATTAACGAAATTGCAAACAAAATGCGATTGTCAAAAGAAGATACATATTTAAAGATGATTAAAGATTATTCGCAGTCAATGTTAGTAACAATAAGAGCTGATATTGATGTATCAAAGTTTTTTAAATATTACGAATTTGAACGAGAAACCAAAATAAACGGTGTAAATTTCAAGATATATAAAGTATATGAAGGCAGTTCTCAAATGGACAAAAACGAATTTAGAGTGCTTTTAGATGGTGTAATACAAGAAGCACAACAGTTAGGAATATGCACATTAACACCAAATGAAATTGAAAGGTTAAGGTGGATAGATGAAAGAGTTTAGTATAATGCCAACCAATCCGTTGTATTCAACGGAAAGGTATGAGCGGATTAGAAAGACATGAAGTTTTTGAAGGCAGGACAAGTAATAGAGATAAGTCTATTGAAGATGGATTAGTAATATTCATTACACCTGGCATGCATAGAACAAGCAATGATTCAATTCATCTTAACCCTAAGAAATGGGAATGGTTAAAAATAATAGCTCAAAAGGCTTGGCAAGAACATTATAACAAAACAAAAGAAGATTTTATACAGAGGTATGGCAAGAATTATTTATAAAAAGGAGAAAATAAAAATGAGTTTTAGAGCAGAAATAACAGAAGAATATACAAAGATAGAAGGAAAGACAGATGAGATTTTAGCAGGGCTGGTTTGCTATATAAAAACATTAAAAAAAGAAGGAATATCCCAAAAAGTTCTACAACAAGTAGTTGAATTAGGACTAGAAGACGAGGAAAAAAAACGAGCTGAGACAATATTAGATACTGACAAAGTTAAAATACAAAAGATTGATTTAAATAACATGTCGAAAGAAGAAGCAAAAGACTTAATAACAAAAGAAATATTAAAAATGTTTGATTAATAATACAGAAATTTAAAGAAAGGAGGGCATGGAAATAATCTTATAAAATTCTTATAAGGTTTCTATGTCCTTTTATATTAACGAAAGGAGAAAACGGATGGAAGGCTGGATTAGTACATATAGAAAGATATTAGAAAATCCTATTGTATGTAAAGATAGCGATTACTTTGCAGTTTGGATGTATTTGTTATTAAATGCAACGCACAAAGAAAGTCCAGCTATATTTAATAAGAAGAAGATAATTTTAAAAAAAGGACAATTAATAACAGGAAGAAAAGCCATAGCGGAAAAATTTGATATTTCTGAGAGCAAAGTACAAAGAATTTTAAAAACCTTCGAAATCGAACAACAAATTGAACAACAAACATGTTCACAAAATAGGCTTATATCAATAATTAATTGGAATGAATATCAACAAAATGAACAGCAAGTGGAACAACAAGTGAACAGCGAGCGAACAACGAATGAACAACAAATGAACACTAACAATAATGATAATAATATATATATATATTTATTAAATAAATAT